CTAAAGTTATCTCCTAAGATTGTATAAGTTGAAGGTTGTACACTCATTGAACATCCTTTGATTTGATCCATTTGAGAAGGGGTAATATATTTTAAAGCATATTTAGTACCACCATTTAAAATATAAAAATCTCTAACTTGTAAAAATCCTGTAGGTAAAGCAACTGTTTCTGAATCAATAGTAAAAGAACTATCAGTTGCAATCATCTTTCTAATTCTTAATTTGGAATTAAAATCTTTTTCAGCAAGAACTATAAAATCACCAGATATTTCTGATGTTAAATCTGATCTGTTTAACCAATTTGCAATTGATGTTTTTAAAGCTGAGTATGTATTTAATGCCATTATAATTTACCTTCTGCAGTTCTAAAGTATCTAAACTCACTTGAGTTTAATTTCTTTTTTAAGATTTGTTTTTGAGTTTCTTTTGGCAAACCAAACCAGTTATTACTACCATTATATTCTTTTGCCCAAACTTGCAAAGCAATAGTTGGAATACTTGCTACTCTTTTCATATCCCTTGTTTTATTATACCCATCATTTAGGGTTAATAATCTTTTATTGTGTTGCAAGTGAGGTTTAATATTGACTTCTTCTTTGGTTACAATCTTACCTTCCATGTCATCTTTCATGTAGGTAGTTTTTTTTAAACCATCTATTTCAATATCTTTTTTCATCTGCCTTGACCTTTGTATCTTGATTTCTTTTTCATTCGTTTCTCATTTTTGTTCAAAGACTTTTTATGTCTTCCAGGTCTTTTTTTTGGTTTAGGTCTTGGAACAAAATGAACAAACTTTTGTTTAGCCATTACTAGCTAGATAGTTCGGTAACTGAAACATTTGCAGTTCCAATAGCAGCCATTTTCTCACCAGGTGAAACTTTAAAAATTTCTGGTTGGTCAACAGGTAAAAATATATCGTTAGTTGTTGCAGTTGGTGATGCACCAAAAACAATATGAACATCAGCATCAGCAGCTACTCTTACATATTCAGTTTGTGAACCAAATGCAGTTGCAGTTGCAGCAGATGAACCTGAAGGTGAAACTTTTTGTGTAGTTCCTGGTCTTAAAGCATAATTCATAGCCATTTTAATCTCCTTAAATTAGTGAAGGGGGGAAGTACCAGCTAGGCAAGATCCCCCCAGAATTTAATATTATCTTCTTATTACAAAAGTGACAAGAAGTTTTGCAGTTCCAGTTGAACCACCATCTGTAATCATTTCGATAGTTCCACCTTCGTCAACATTATTAGCAGCACTTGGCTCAGATGTATCTACATCACCTGCAGCTGAACCATCGTACTCAACTGTAATAGCTGAGTTCGTCATAGCAGTTCCGCCAACTTCAAAAGTGATAGCTGCATCTGCACCTGAAATAGCACCTTGTAAAGCAGTTAAAATTTTAACTACTTTTCCGCCATCAGGGATAGCAACAAAAGTTGATGAAGCTGTAGAAATATCTTCAATCTCAGCAGTTATAAAATAATCGTTTAGTGTTCTCATTTTTAGTCCTTTTTATTTGCTTCGTTCCGCCATTGAATGACTTCAAAGACCAAACAAAATTGTTGTTGATTAAATATGATGGGGGATTTCTCCCCCACCACAAATTAATTATTATGATGTTGTTAGATCGTAAACAGCACCACTTGCTTTTTCATTTCTTGACTCAAGAGTGTACTCAGCTACCATAAATCTCTGATCTGCGTCTGCAGTCTGAGCTGGAGTTTGTAGAGCAAAATCTCTTAAGAAAGCAACACCCCAGTAGTCCATCTCTAATACAAGAGCATCTTGACCTACTTTAGCAGCAGTTGCGTTAGCACCTCTAATGAATCTGTTTGGAGCAACTTGTAATGTTCCAAAGTCTGATTCATATACATCGATAGAAGTAACTAATCTTCTGTCTTCTGTTTGGTCAAATCTAGTTGAACCACCAGTAAAGCCAGATAGTTTTTGTTTATTGAAAGCACCAACCATAATCATGTTAGGGTTTCCACCTTCATTGTAACATTTTCTCAATACTTCTTTTAACTGATCTTCAGTAAAAGCTCTTTGAGTACCATCTGTTCTAGCAGCACCATTACCAGCACCTGAACCACCAGCACCTGCAGATACATTAGTTTCGATCCAAGTTTGGACTCCACCAAGTTCTCTAGCAGTTGAAGCATCACCAGCAACAGCAGCATTGTTAGATAAAAGAGCAGTTTCCATATCTCTTTTTAACTCTTTTGCAGCTTTAGCTACTTGGTAAGCTAACTCATTATTTCTACCAGCAGATGTTACAGCATCATTAGTTCCTGATACTTGAATCGCTTTAGTAGAGATTTGAGTGTAGTTAGTTTCTTTTGTTGTTGGAGTTTGAGTTCCGTAAGAAATCGCAGCTCCTTCAACCGCAGCATTAGCAGCAACATCAGCTAAAGCATCTGTTTGCCATTGGTGCGAAGTGTTAGTTGCTTTTGTTTTAGCAACTCCAGACATAAAAGGTGTTTCAGTTGGAGATATTGAATAAATAATATCTGCCAAATCTTCTCTTATGCCAACTGTGTCGTATGTTTTATAAACAGCCATTTTTTTCTCCTATTTGGTTGTTGGTTTATAAATAACGCATCAACAAATCAGTAGCATCTTTTGGACTTCCTGATCGTTTCAGCCTTTTAACTTTCTCCAACCTTGACTTATTATCGACATCTTCTTTTGTTGCTTTAACACCAGATTTAACAAATTTAGTAGGTTTAACTTTTTTAGAAACTAAACCAGGTTTAACTGATTTAGATTTTGTAAAGTTCATACCATCCATAATCACATCGAAATATCTTGAATCATAAATTCTAGCGACATCCTCATTTGAGAAGCCTTTAGAACTTAAATAATTAACGATCTCCGACTTGACTGTAGCACCCTTAATAGGATCAGCTATTTCAGGATGTTTCAAATGAAGTTTTCTTTGTTCTTCTTTCAATATTTCCTGAAACTGAGATTGCTGATGCTCTCTCAATTTTTGCTGTGCTTGTTGTATCGTTTGTTTTCTTTTTTGAATCCTACGATCAACTCTTGCAGCTTCAGTTGGATCTTCATCCCAAAGTCTATCAAGCTCTTTGGAATTCATATCATTGTTAATCTCAGCATTTAAAGTTGCAACTAGAGAATTTAGATCATCCATCTTAGTTGAATACTGATTTTTCAAACGATCTTCTTCGGATTTAAGCTCTCTTTTTTCGATTGCTAACTCCTCAGTTTTTCGTCTGTAGTCGGCATCCTTTTGATAACCTGCTTTTAATTCTTCAAGGTCAACATCAATCTTTTCACCATTCACAATGACTTGGTGTAGATCGGTTTCTTGTTCTTCAATCGCATTTTCATCTATAGATGCGTCTTCTTCTTGTTCTGCAACTTCCTCAGCCTCTGGCTGTGGTTGAGTTTCAGATGTTTGTTCAACCTCAGCTTCTACTTTCGCTTCAGCTTTTGGTTCAACTGGTTCTGCTTCCTTTGTAGATTCTTTGATAACTCCTTTTGAGTCCATTAAACCTTCAATGTGTTTAGCAGCACCTTGTATTGTTGCATTTGACAACAATGGGTTTGAGTCAGACATTAGTCCTCCTATGGGTTAAGCTGTCTTTATGACTTGGCTTTGATTTATTCTAACCGGTAGGTTAAAATTTTTTTTGCAGTTGTTGTTTTCTAAAATCTTCTAATTGTTTCTCTGCAAGTTTCCCTGTTTCGATAACAGTTTGAAGATGTTGTTCAACTTTTCCAACAACATTATAAGCAATCCAAAGTTTTTCTCTGGTATCGCTTTCTTTAGCACCAGTTTTTTCAAGTAGTGCTTCAGAATAAAGTTTTTTTAGAGAATCAATTGCCTCTACAAAAATTTTATTCTCCAATATCTGTTTGGCTTGGTTGGATCGGCTGATTTCTTCCGATCTCCGCACCTGGTCTTTGGTTTCCATTTAGTCCTTGTACCTGTTTAGTAAACATATTAGCAGATTGTTGTGCTTTTTCAAGAATCTTAGATTGATTTGCCATCATCATCTTGTCTAAGTCAGCATCTGCTTTAATTTTAGCTGTGTCTAGTTGTGTATTATATTTTAAAGCCATTTCTTTTATCTTCGCTTCAAAATCTAAAGTCATTTCTTGAGATTTTTGTCTTAATTCTTGGTATTGTAATTCAAGATCAGCAATTTTTCTCTTATTCTCAGCATCAATTCTAGTAAATTCGATTTTTTCAATCGGAGTTAATGGTGGTGGAGCAGGAGGTTGCATCATTTGTTTACCAATATCAGGATTGACAAAGTAACTTTCCACATTTTTAAGTCCTGCGTTCTCAATAATTTTAGACAATGTGTTATACATATTTTTTAATGTAACCATTGGCATCTCTTTTCCACCTTGTAATTGGAAGGCTTGAAGTTGTCGTTCAAGAATATTGTTTAAGATTAAGATTTGTTGTTCTTTAGAACCAGTACCAAGTCCTACTACGATATTAATATTAAATTTATCTTTCCATTCAGTCGGTCTTACCGGAACATATTGATTATTTAGCATGACAATTCTTTCTTTGTCTTTATACTTAACCATTAGTTCAAAAATTTTTCTAAATAAATATTTAAAAACTG